GTCTTTTTCCATAGCCGCTACTTTTTGATTAGTCATACCCCACATGACTCCTAAAGTTAATAACCCTCCTATAACTGCAATGTAGTCTTTCATGTTCATTATATATTCCAGTATGGGTCACCACCGAATATAGGATTTAGATCTCCTGTACCGGGTGTTAAATTAAATTTATTAGGATTCATTAACATTTCATTGCTCCATTCCATTTGAAGTCTTAGGTTCTCTTCCATCATTCTACGTCTTAACTCCTCCATTCTTCGTTCACGGTTAAGTCTAAAAAGCTCATTCATCAAAGGATTATCCCCTTTCTCTTTTGCATTCATTAATTTATATTTATTATTAAGAGCAGCTTGTATTCCTTTATTATTGCCAGGATTAATTCTCCAGGTTTGTGGTCCTTTTAATTGTATAGGATATTCTTCTCCATTTCGTTCTTCGAATCCACTACCATCTGGATATACCATCCTAGCAAAAGGTAAAGAATCAGTATAAGCGCTAGACAAACTCATTGCGTTGCCAGTATTAGGATTAACAAAATCAGAAATGCCATACATAACACTTGAAATATCATCATTTTTCATTCTTATTTTATTTGTTAAATTAGAACTAATTGTATTAAAATTAGGATGATAATAATTATTTCCAGCAGGTGATGTAGTCATCATTGAAGCTGCACCATCATATTTATTACCTGACAAACTTCCAATACCAGCTTGCATCATGCCTTGTGCTGCTTGCTCGTTAGCATTTTTAGGTGGTCCTGGTGCAGACCAACTATAGTTATAAGGTTCGTCAGATGTTATAACTGCCATTATATAACTCCCTTATCTTGTGCTTGCTTGAGGAAAGGATTATCATTTATTTGTTTTTGTGGCTTATTAAATTTACCCTGGTTATTCATCACTGGATTTAATTCAACAGCACCACCATCGTTCATGCTATATTGATTAGCAAGTGCTTGGTCCGTGTTGCCTGTATACAAGGACGCAGCTGCGTTTGAATTCATAACGTTGCTTCCTGTTATAGATGATCCAGTACTTCCTCCACCACTTGTATAAGCAGCAGTGCCATCTTGATATGTTGGTTGTTCTGGTGTTACTGATTCTTTTATTGTTTGTGTTACCGGCTGTCTAAGAGGTGCAGGTATTGCATCTACAGCATTTCCTACGCCTTGTAATATTCCTGGTATAGAATCGCTAACACTTTGTTGCATATTTTTCATTGCGTTATTATTTAAATTCATCATGTTTCTTTTACGGTTTGCTGACTCCATGTCTTTCACCGTTGCATACCATTCTTCATATTCGTCTGGCATTTCTTGAATTAATCGTTCCAAGTTTCTTGTTCGAAGAACTAAAGGTAGTGTATCATCCATAGCGTTTTTCCAGTTACGCATACGAATACGGTTTGTTACAATCTTACCTAGATAACGAAAGCCAAAGAAAGGTGCCATCGCTAAGATGGGCGCCACTGCTCCGGCTGCGGTTGATGTACCATAAGCGGTTAACATACCTGCAGCTGGTGAACTAGATTTCATTGCACCCACAGGTCCTTGAAGGACAGTTGAACGTGCAAGGAATGTACTTTGATTAGGCATACCATATTTAAAGATACGATCTAATACTAAATTTAAATCTTCAAAATCTTTGTAAGTAGGAAGACTACTTTTTATAGCTTTTACTTCAGCACTTGGTATAGTGCCTGGTATCTTACCCCATAAATCTTCATACCAGTTTTCCCATCTGTTTTTTCCTCTATTAAATATTTTATATTCAGTGATGGTTGGACCAGGTAAAGCTTTTTTAAATAGTTCTTGTATTGGAGAACCACTTTTACCAATACCCATTCCTGCTGCTAATAAATCTGGATTTATATATTGAATACCTTCTACATCTGAAACAGATTTTTTAATTGTATTAGCTATGTAATGACCAAGGCCTTGATTATATGCTCTTTCCCCTACAATATTTTTTAAAGCTAAAAGATTGTCTGGAACAAATGCACCAGTATCAGTTGACTTAGCTAATACATTCCATAAATTTTTACTAGCATTGGCTGGGCTTTCTCCTACTGCTACATTAAAACCAAAACGTTTTACATTTGCTAAATTTTTTCCGACATCTGTACCAAACAAAAGCATGCCATTTGATAGGAATTGTTCATACTCTGCCCAAAGTTTTGACAAATTAGAGTAAGGTGTTTTTGCTAGGCTACCCACATCTGTTTCAAATGCTTTGTATAATAAATTAATATCATCACCTATAGTTCCAATGTCAGGACTCTTTGCCCAGTTTTGATAGTTACTATCCAAGGTTTTTTTCAGTGCATACATGTCACCAATTTTTATTTTATTTTGTGCTAATAATTGTGTGCCTGGGACAAAGTTTTCAGGTGCTTGTAAAATTTCTTTATTTAAAAATCTAGCAAACGCTCCATACTTTCTTTGTTCATCCATTCCCATTTTACTATAACGAAATAAAATTTCTTTAGCGGTATTAACTAATTGAGTTTTATCTACAATAGCACCCGCACTTTTAGCTGCTGCTAAAATTTCTTTATCATATTTAACTGCTTGCTCTCTAAATCCTTTAGCTGTTTTTCCGGCAAGTTTTATATAATCAACACCCATGTCAGCTGTTGTAATGTAAGGTGCAAACCTTCCCAGCATTTCCATCGCTCTAACTTTTTGAGCTTCACCGGCTACTTGTATACCAGCTCTGATAGGACCACCAAATGCAGGTACACGTTGGAATGCATTTACAAAAGCACCAATGTATGGACGACCAGCTACGGAGAAACGAGGAAGTGTTGTTCCTGCTATTTCATCTAACGCTGTATCACCTGGAATAAAAGATTTACTTTTATTATTTGCAGGGCCTAACCAATTAAATGCTTTACTATTTATAATATGACTAAATGCTTTACCAATTATTGGTATGTTCATTTGTACTTCTTCTTTAGCAGGAATAGATTTTACATTTCCCCAAGGGAGCAACGCACGTCCACCAGCACCCACTACCATTGGATCTTTAGGATCAAATTTCATTAAGCGTTGTTCTGCTGCTACAATTTCTTGCGGCGTTGGAGCACCAAAGTCTTTCCACATTTCTTTAGACATTGGATCTTCCATTTCTTTACCAAAAACTTTAGAAGAAGGTGAAGCTGTTTTCATACCAGCTAATGAACCACCTGCGCCTTTTAATAATAAATATAAAGGACGTATACCAAAGAAGGCAGTACTAATTCCTGCATCAAATAATCCTTCATCAATAGCTGCTTGTGTTCTTTCTCCTAGTTTAGGTCTATTAATTCCTTCTGCACCAAATGTTAAAGCGTCTGGTGCTTGACCTAATACCATATCAATAGGTCTTAAAGCTTTATCTAAAAGCGTATTCATTTCTGCGTCTACAGCACCACTTCTTTTTTCAGGTTCCATTGCAAGATATGCTTTTGCTTTTCCTGCACGGTCCATTGTATCAAGCACTGCTTCATAACCAAAGTCAGCTGCAGCCACAGCTGCACCTCCATATATAATACTACTCAGTGCACGTGTTGCCCATCCACCTTTACCTTTAACAAAACCTTTAGCCATTCCTTCGGCCACTTTTTTAACCAAACCAAATCCAGGTTTAGTCATATTAAATCCTTTAACAGCACCTACCGTTCCTATAACTCCTTGACCTAAAGCATCTATCATTGGATAAGGATTAGGTTGATTTGTAAACAAACCAAACTCATCATATTTCCCGTATGTTCCTGCTCCCACAGGTAAAAAATCTCCGTCAGTAAAACCAGCAGCTGCAAAGATTTCATTCTTTGCTTGCATTGCCATTTGATGATATTTTTTATCACCTGTTTCTTTAAAACGTTTGTCTGCTTTATCAAATATTGTTGCTAGTTGTGATCGTACTTGTTCCTTACGGGCTGTGTAAGCTTGCGACTCCATAACTTTAGCTTCATAAATCTTTTTTTGTTCTTCATTTTGTAACCATTGATTCTTTTTACCAAAAGGTTGGCCTGGCATTATAGCATTACCTATAATTTGAAAAGGTGCTAGAGGTAAATCAGTTGCCCATTTTTGATTGCCTTGAATTATCTCTTGAGCTTGAGTAATAGGAATACCAGTCTCTGAAGTAGTTGTAAATTTTTTATCTGCCGGACCTTGATCCTTAGGCATATTATCAAAAACACTTTTTTGATATTTTTTTATTCTTTTATTATCTGCTTCAGCCATTATTCATCAAATATGTTATTCCATTTATCAAACACACTATCTGTGTCTTGATTTGTTTGAAGATTATCTTGGTATACTACTGCACCATTACCGCCATTCCAATCAGGGAATTGTGGAACGTTAACACCTTCAATATTGTAACCAGCAACTGAGTAAGCTGGATCATTCGCTCTTAAATTGTAATAAGAATTGTAGAAGTTTTCTATGCCAGGAATTTCAAATGCCCCTGAAGACACTACTTGATTAGCATTTGTTTTTTGATCTTCACTTGATACATATCCAGCTAAGTTTAATGCTTGGCTCATGTTAGTATATAATTCATTATATATACTTACATATTTACCAATAACATATTCAGGCATGTTTGATTTACCAAATAAAGATGTCATAGATGTTTCTTCAAATGATCTTCGAAGAACGTCTGCTAACATACGACCTGTTGGCTGTCTGTTTCTTGCCAACATTAAACCTAAAGTTGTTTCAAAGATTTCTAATTGTCCTTTACGTGGATCAAATAAAACTTTTTCTAAATTAGATCTGGTTAAGTACTGAGCTCCACGCACACCGTACTTACCACCTTCATCTACAAAGACTGGCATTTCACCTAGTCCTGGAATATCTATAAAGGCGCCATCAGTTGGTGCTTCTAGAACAGCAAATGACATACCCGATTGACCGTTTTGATCTACAATAGAATCATAAGCTTGTCCGTCAGGGCTACTTCCTAATATTTGATTATAAAATTTACCAAGCTCACTGTTACGATTAACTTGGAATGAGTCATCACTAAGTTGAGTAATAGAATTTTCTCCAAATCCTGCCTTAAGTCCTTTCACTGCTTCACTTGCTAAGAAAGCACTAGGTCCTACGTTTCTTCCTAAGAATCCTTTATAACCAATTAAACTGTCACGGTTTTCAATCATCATTGGCATAATCATTTGTGCCATTGGTATCAAACCACGTCTAGTGTAGTCAGCAAATTTAATCATTGAATCTTTAGCAGCATCTGACATTAACATTGCTCCACCTGATTGAGAACCACTTAACCCAAAAAGACCTGGGCCTGTGGCGCTTGATGGTTGGAACGTATAACGAGGAAAACCAAGTTCATTGTTTTGATCCAAGAACCAATTCATCTCGTCACTGTTAGCACGGAACTGGCTTACTAATTTTTTTCCTGTAACAATAGGTGCACCACTAAATTGATCATACATAATCTCACCGTTGTCACCACGCTTATATTCATTTTGCCACACAGCAGTGAAGTCACCACTACGCTCATCTTGATCATTCAAATCTTCCATGTATAATTGTAATGCAGCTTGTCCTATTTCTCGTTCTGCTTTACCTTGTTCAGCTCCCATTTGAAATAGCATTGGGGCTGTAGCCATAGCTGTTTGTCCTATAATTTCTGTAAACCCTGCTAGACCTGGGTCTTTAGATTTACCTGCCATCAACATTCCACCAATGTTCATAAGTAATGCTTGCTTTTGCATCTGTGCACTTTTATCTCCACTACCTATAAATTGACGAACAATATCTTTGTATGCTTTAACACGTGTTACCGCGTCACTTTCAATACTATCAGTACCTTCAGCATTCGTTGCACTAACTGTGGCTTTATTGGTCTCTGCTTGGTTAGTACCTGTACCATCGTATTGATTATTAAAATCTGTTTCTAAATCATCTAATTTTTTATTAGGATCTTCTTTTAAAATTTCTGTTGTATTAATAATCTTTGGTTTTTTAACTGGTTTAAATTCATTCCACGGTCCAGGACCAGCTTCAGCTTTATTAGGTTTGTCTACTTTTGTAGATTCTTGTACTCTTTCTGGAAGTAATTCTGTTATCTCATCATATGCCATAAAAGGTAATGATGTAGCTGCAGCTGTTCTTACAATTCCTTGTTTTCCAGAAGCCGCATCTAAGTAATTTTTTACGTAAGGATTTTTAAATACTTCTTTTGCTGATTCACTAAAGTTTTCAAACACACGTGGTGTTCCTTTACCATACTGTGATCGTAAAGCATTGTAACCAACTTTAAAGAGAGGTCGTAGGTAAGAAACCATTTAAACTCCTATTGGTTTTGATAACCCGATGCTATTCCTGCGCCAAAAATACCTGCACCCAATGCTTGGGATAAAGGATTTGTTACGGGAGCAGTTCCCATCGTAGTTGTCATTTGCCCAGATGGTACTCCTCTAAATATGTCACTCATAAATCCAAATCGTTGATATGGATCTTGTCTATTCTGTAAGTAAGCTTGGTAGTTAGCATCTAGTCCTTGTTGTGTGTTCTGTTGCATAACAGATCCTGCGCCCATCAATGATGCCACGTCTTGTTGTTGCATACCTTGTGTTTGTCCAGCCATATTTGCATATTGCTGAGCACCAGCACCATAACGTGTCATTTGATTTTCAAAATCTCCTCTTGCCATGTTCATTGCATTTCCATAACCGGCAGCTAATGACTCCCCAATAGCTTGTGACTTTCCTCCTAATAATTCTGCGTTCATTATACCTGTCCCTGAACCACCAAACGCTCCTTGTGAAGCAGCACCCATGTTAGCTTGGTTCATAGCTTTATCATATTGATCTGAAATTCCTTGAGTTACATAATCTTGGTAAGGATTTAAGTAATCTTTATAAGATGAGGGGTCAAACGTTGCATCAGTCATCTTATCTGTAGCAGCTTCTGCTTTGTCCATCATTGGTTCGTAAGCACCAATGCCAGATTGAGCCATCTGTAATGCTTTAATTTGTTCTGGATTAAATCCAGCTATTGATTGTGGTGTAATTGGGCCTTGGCCACCGAATTGTCCTTGACCAAACTTAACCGCTTGGTCCATGAGCCAAAGATACTTAGCCTCCATCTCTGGAGACATGCTACTTTGTTGTGTATTTACATCAAAACCTGAAGGATAATCTGACTCTGCCATTATACCATCACCCTTGCTTCTTCAATTGTTTCTGATTCAGGATCTAATTTATTCATCATTGAATATAATCCTGCGTGTCCACCTGGAAAGTTTTCAGCTGCTGTTTCTGTAATAACAAATTCATTATTAGATAATGCTACTGGACGTATGTCATCAGACTTACCTGTACCAGGTCCTACTACTTTTCCTCCGGCTATATAACTATCTCTGTATGCTGGTGAACCACCTTTATTAAATTCTACATCACCATAATCTCCTGCGGATTTTGTAGTGTAATAAGGGTTACGATAACCATCTTTAAATAGCTCTTTAGCTTCTTCATATGGAATACCATATTGAAAAGCCATTCTTTTAATTTGTTGTTCTTTAAATTTTTCCCATTTCCTTGCTTCACTCATACGTCCACCATATAATCCTGCTATTTGTGGTACAATTGTTGACATAATATCAACGTTTTCTAATCCTAATCCTGGAATTAATGATCCAAGTCCGGGGTTACTTGATAGACTTGATAACGTAGTTGGATCTATGTCTTTAGTAAAATATTGCATAGGGTCTAATGTTCTTGTAGTATCTGGAGAGAATATAGGTTTTCCATAAAAATTTCCTTGACCTCCTCTACCTTCCATATTTTGGAATATAGATTCAGGTTTTAAATTTTCAATGATATCTGTTTCAGTTGGTGTACCAGGAATTTCTCTTATGTAATCTTCATACCCTGTAACTTTTCCAGGAATAGTCATTGTCGTAGGTGATTGTTTCCCTGTAAGAATATCTAAGTAACTAATTTGTTGGTTTTTATCTAATCCTTTATTAAAAGTATTAGCCATTGTGTTTGCTTTCATAAAAGAAAAAGGTACCGACGCTGCGGCTGACCACAGTGCTGCTTTTTCAGGATTTTCTGATCCTGTTAGTGTAGCAATACCATAATTCATCGCTGCGTTTTTTGCAGCGTTTGTTATAAGCGGTGATTTAGTTGCAATATCTACTAAAGGTTTGACTTTATTATTTGCTAACAACTTTGATAAAAATCCAGTTCCAGTTCCTGATCCTGCTCCTCCCATTGTACTCATTAGCCATGGTGAAGCAATTGCTAAGGTTGCAATTCCTGCTGGGCTACCTAAAAAATCTTTAGCACCACTTACTATGTTTTTAAATTTTTTATCTATCCAGCCCATTATACTATCTCCTCTTTCCATTCGTCTGTTTCGTCATAATATCCTTCTGGTGGTTCATAAAAAGGTATTAAGTTGTCTAACATATAAGGTATCTGATCTTTCATGCCTTCAAAATCTAACATGTCATCTAAATAATTATAAATATCTGAACCTAAACCTGCTGTTTCTGTTGAATATCCTATTAATGGAATATCTTGCAATGCGTCTGGTCCATAAATTTGTTTTATTGATTCATCATTGAGACCTTGAAGTTTTAAATTTTCATACATGTCACCTGTTAATATTAAATCTGATAAGTCAATTCTTCCTTGTTTTCCATAATCTTCAAATACCTGAGATTGTGTTGGCATATTATTATAGTCAAGACCAAAGTCATTCCACGGTCCAGGACCTACATTTGCATTATCATACATACCTAAGCCTTGCTGCCCTGGATTAGGTATGTATCTTTTTTTATACATGTCTTGAAAGTTAGGTATAAGTCCAGGTTCTAAATCTGGTCCCATTCTATCATAACCTATGTTATCAGGAGGTCCTGCTATTTCCATTGGTCCAGGTCTGTCCATGTATGCAGGCATTCCCATTCCTACTGGACCATAATTTGATCCTAATTCATTTACTGTTAATGATTCTGAAAAAATTGGATCGGGAATATTTGAATAAGCAGACATACCCATTCCTGCTGGGCCATAAGTTTGTCCTATATATTTATCAACCATTAAACTTCTCCTACAACTCCCTCTAATATTTTGTGGATAGCAACACTGACTCTTACATCCTGTCTGATGTGTTCTGCTTTCGTGTCGGTTGCAGGATTAGCTACGTCATCATCAGCTTCTTTAGCTGAACCGTATTCTTTACCTGTTAGCGTATTGGTAATAGTTATTTCCGCAGGGACCACAACCTTAGGAACTTTTTCCCCGTTGATCTCTACATATTCTATTACACTATCATCTTTTATAGGCATATTTACTCCTTATATCAAGTATTATTTGTTATTTCAAGCACTGAAAGTACCACATGTAGCCTATCTGCATGCCCTGGTGTTACAGTAATTATCTCTCCTTGCTGTGCAATAAGAGGTTCGGTCAATAATTCAACTGGTGTATTGGCTGCTACAGCCACATTATACGCCAAACTAAACACATTTGTACCTACATCCGTAATAGTAGCTGTAATAGTACTACCAGAACCTGAGTCATCACTAACTCGAATAGATTTAATTATAGCTTGTACCTTATCTGGTGCTGTATACAATACAACAGGGTCAGTATTTGTAGCTAAATCTTTTTTAGCGTTTGTATATATGTTACCCACTGAACCACGCAAACGCTTCATCATCATTACGCAACGTTTCCGGTGTGTAAGTACTGTTAAGCAATGTTATTAATTGATCCAATGATTGAATCATTTGGTTAAGTTGTCTTTCATCATAATTAGCCTGAGCTTGAGGCAAACGTGGAATATTTATTTGTGCCATTATCTTCTTCCGTCTGGATGTACGTCAGCACGGTAAGTGCCATAACGCCATGTTGAATCTAATGTACTACTTTCAATACGTACAGCAGCTTGCCTGCCACGTGCACGTGTGTCTACAAATTCAGTAGTAGTTGCCACCTCATGTGGCCCATTAGTAATTTGTTCTGATGTTGGATACAATCTAAACTTTAAAGATACATCTACTGTACCTGCTAAGTTTTTAAAGTCAGGTATAAAACGTCTAATAGACATTAAGTTTTCTCCTGCTTGTGGTATGACAAAGCTTCCTGATTCTACATAAGAAGTCATAGCAGCACCATCAGCATTAACGCCATTTTCCTGCGCATACATAAAAGTTCTTCCGGCAGTTAATCCATTAATAGTTGTAATAGTAGATGATGTATTTGAAGCTTCATAACTTGTCGCGTAAGGAAAATCATATACACCTTTATCTGCCCATGACGTACGGTCTAGTGTTCCAACGCTCCAAACTTTTTCTTCATAATTGTAAGTAACACATCTATCTATTTGTGAAGATCCACTAGAACAATAAAACCAAGTGACTTCATTAAATTCACTGTTAGCTGCAGCAAAAGTATCTTTTTGTGATGCTTCATCAATATCACCAAATACATAATCTTCTACCGAGCAAGGAATTTTACTAACCTTACCATCAAAACCAAAGAAAGAATCACGGCCCATCCAGTAAGCAGTTCCATTAACATCTATCGCTGCATGTAATCCAGCTGATCCACATTTAGCACCTAGTTGAGTAAAACCAAAAACTAAAGGAGCACCAATTAATTGCATTTGATATAAAGCTGTATCCGACCATATTAAAACGGCACCACGTGAACGTGCTGCACTTACCAATCTACTTCCGTCTGTAAGTCTTTGAAATCCAGCAGTATTTGTAGATGTAGGAACCCATACGTTAGGATTATCTTGTGAACTCCATCTAATAAACATATCATCTTGACTGGATGAAGTAGCAATTGTTTCTTCCGTACCAAAACATATAACAAAACGATCTGTACCAGAAACTAAAACAAATCTACTTCGTGTTGGTGCGTTAGTAACTGTGGATTTTACTGCTGGAACACTTACACCACCCGATGTATCCCAGTAATAAAGTCCACCATTAAATTGTTGACATAAAACATCTTCTCCCCAGTTATCAAAAGACCA